AGGAAAAGAAAGAAAGAGAAAAGGAGTTCAAGAAGAACTTTGACATGGTTGACCTAGATGGTGGGTCATGGACAATACAAGTACCTATGAGGAAAAAGTAATGGCAACCTATCCTGTAGTCAATACGGAGACTGGAGAACAGAAAGAAGTTGTGATGAGTGTTCATGACTGGGATCAATGGAAGACTGATAATCCTCAATGGACTAGAGATTTTTCTGATCCAAGTACATGTCCTGGTGTTGGTGAAGTTGGTGAGTGGAGAGATAAGTTACACAATAAACATCCTGGATGGACTGAAGTTCTTAAGAAGGCAGAGAAAGCAGGTGGTATTCAGGGTCGTATGAATCAAATTCGTAAGTAATGAATCATATTCAGGCAACTTATAATGATGTAGTTGATCTTCTAGTTAAGAAGAACATTGTCTGTATACATCAAGGTAGAACAGAAGCAGGACCAAGAGCACTTGGTAATAGATCTATTCTATATGATCCTAGGGATTCTGAAGCACTGAAGAAGATTAATAATGCTAAAGGTAGACAGTGGTGGAGACCCTTCGCTGCTAGTGTGCTTACAGAACATGCTGCAGAGTGGTTTGAGATGTTAAATCTTAAAGAGAGTCCTTATATGATGTATGCTATACCTATTAAAGAAGATAAGAAGGAGTTGATACCAGGAGTTATGCATGTTGATGGAACATGTAGGATTCAAACAGTGACAGAGGAGCAGAACTATCATTACTATCATCTCATAAAAACTTTTTATATGATGACTGGTGTACCTATGTTGTTTAATACATCACTCAATCTTGCAGGTAAGGTTATATCTCATACGATTTATGATACCTATGAGATGTTAAACCAATCTTGTATGGAGTATGTGTATGAACCAGAGAATGGAAGGATTACTTATATTCCTAGTGTCAGTAATATGGCAGGTCAAACATGTTTATCTTAAGTGTTAACATATCACATCATCCATCTATCTGTTTGTTAAATGATGGAGAGATAGTATATTATCTTGAAGATGATAGGTTGAATAGAAATAAGGAAGAAGAATGGCCTCTTGATGATTCGATGCAATGTTTAACAAACGTTCGCAAGTATACAGATCATGTAGAACATATAATTTTTTGTTCTTATGTTAAGGATAAGTGGTGTGAATTCCCTGATGACTTGACAATAGATCAAGTAAAAAATAATTTAAAGTTGTATGGTATAACTTATGATGAAGAATATTATCTAAAAGAACATCATCTTTTTCATGCATCTTCCGCATTTTATTCCTCACCTTTTGATGAGGCAGCAGCATTAGTTTGTGATGGAGGAGGAGCACCTATAAACATGGTGCTCACAAATAAAGAAGCAGAGAGTATGTATTACTTTGATGGTAATAGTATTGATACTGTTCATAAGCATCATGGATTTTATGATCCAGATTGTTATGACTCATGTACAAGAGTTAATGATAAACTTGTCATCACTCATAGTTTATCTTGTGGTGGCATATTTAATCTTATAAGTGGTATATTAGAATTAGGTAGTGCTGGACAGACTATGGGTCTATCTCCTTATGGTAAAGTAGATGATTACCCTGAGAACTGGTTCTATTACGATCATGATGCTGCTATCTGGGTTACAGACAATAAGGTTTTACTAGATACTATTAGACGTGTATTAGATTGCCCTAATTTTGACCCACAGTTTGCAAAAGATCTATCTTGGGAGAATCTCCCACCAAGACCTGGCTTTAAAGATATGTCTAATATTGCTGCTAAGTGTCAATTGGAGACAAGAATGCAGACAATCAGATTAATAAAACAACTGCTGGATAAAACAGACACTAAAAATGTCGTTTTATCTGGCGGTTATTTTCTTAACTGTGTAAATAATTATCATTATATTAAGGAGTTCCCTGAGATTAACTTCTATGTTGATCCATGTGCTCATGATGGTGGTACTGCTATAGGTGCAGCATTTTATGTGTGGCATCATCTTTTGAATAATACACAACGTCACCCATTAACCTCTCTATTCCTCGGATAACCCAAGTATGGCAAGAAAAAGAAGGACAAAAGAAGATCACGCAGTTGGAGTCGGAATGACTGCCAAACAAAGAAGAAGAAAGAAACCTATCAATGCAGATCTCATGAGAGAGATCGAACCATTGACAGACAATCAGGAGAACCTGTATCGTTGTTATAAAAACAATCAGAACATCGTTGCTTACGGTGCAGCAGGAACTGGCAAGACATTTATTACATTATATAATGCACTAGTAGATGTATTAGATCATACTACACCTTATGAGAAGATCTATATTGTTAGATCTCTAGTTGCTACTCGTGAAATTGGTTTTCTTCCTGGTGATCATGAAGACAAGTCCTTACTTTATCAGATACCATACAAGAATATGGTGAAGTATATGTTTGAGTTAGAAACTGATTCTGACTTTGAAATGTTGTACGGTAACTTAAAAACTCAAGGTACTATAAGTTTTTGGTCAACATCATTTCTTAGAGGTACAACTCTAGACAATGCTATCATTATTGTTGATGAGTTCCAAAACTTGAATTATCATGAATTAGATAGTATAATAACAAGGTCTGGTGAGAACACCAAGATCTGTTTTTGTGGAGATGCTTCACAGTCTGACCTAACAAAAACAAACGAGCGTAATGGTATCATGGATTTTACAAAGATCCTTAGAATCATGCCATCATTTGATTTTATTGAATTTGGTATGGAAGATATTGTACGTTCTGGTCTCTGTAAAGAGTACATAATGGCAAAACATAGTTTATCAATGTAATGTTTGAACATGTCGATCTGGATCTCCCTAAGTTATCGAGGGAAACTATAGATGGTGTTCGTTATTATTCAGTTCCTGATGAAAACGAACTACTTAAATTAGTATCCATAACTTCGGTAACAAGTCACCATAACAAAGAGATATTTGTTAAGTGGCGAAAGAAAGTGGGTGATGCAGAGGCAGATCGCATCACTAGACAAGCAACTAGTCGTGGTACAGATACGCACACTCTTACTGAGGCGTATCTGTATAATCAAGAGTTGCCAGAGGTACAACCTCTATCTCAAATGCTTTTTAAGATCTATAAAAGTGAGCTAAATAAAATATCTAGGGTTCATGCTCTAGAAGGTTCACTGTATAGTAAAGAACTGGGCATTGCAGGTACTGTGGACTGTATCGCAGAGTATAATGGCGAATTAGCCATAATAGATTTTAAGACATCTAAAAAACCTAAACCAAGGAAGTGGGTCGATCACTACTTTGTACAATGTATGGCATACGGTTGTATGTTATATGAATTGACTGGCATTGCCGTCAAGAAACTTGTCATCATCATGGCATGTGAGAATGGAGAATCTATTGTTTATGAGGAGTATGACAAAAAGAAGTACATTAAACTACTCACAGGATATATTCGGGAATTTATTCAATCGAAAATCGAGGGTTATGCCAGTTAAACTAGACAAAGAGTTTGAAAAGGCACTGGAGAAAAAGTTTTTTTGTCCTGCAAAATTTGCACAAGAGATTGAGACTCTTGTTAAGGACAATGTTAACATGAACTATATTGAAGCGATCATACATTTTTGTGATCAGAACAGTATAGATCTAGAATCAGTACCAAAGTTAATCTCCAAACCATTGAAGGAGAAGATTAAGTTCGATGCAACTGAACTAAACTTTTTAAAACGCACTTCTAGAGCGAAATTAGTTTTTTAGTTCCGAAAAAGTCGGAAAATTTAGTCGGGGCATTTTTCACAAAATACCCCTTTTAATATTATGACACCATTTGAAGTATATAAAACTTATTTGGCTTTAAAGAATCATTTTACTAAAGATAATTATGATTATCACAAATATTGTGGTAAAGTCCGAGCATCTTTACAATCCTTTTATAAGAGAAAGGATCGTTTTTGGTTTGAAAAGTTAAGTAGGCAAAAAAGTGAAAAAGAGGTAATTGACTTCTTTGTATCTAATTTTGTATCTTCTGGAGATCCCCAAAGACTCTGGATTGGTGATATTATTAGAGAAGGTGAAAAAACCTATATTTCATGGAATGGTAAAATTCAGTCTTTAACCTATTTGTTTAAATCTGAGGTAGAATCGGTTATTTCAATAAAAGACTTTAATGAGACTTTTGAGGTAAATGGGAGTTCTCACCCATTATTACTAAAAGAGCATTTGCAAGGAAATTTGTCATTAGAGACAATGGTGATACTTAATCGGATATTGGGTTATAGGAGAGATTATGATAAAAAACTCAAAGATCCTGTGTGGGAGTTAGTCTCTAAGAATATGAATAAGTATGATTCCTTCCTAAATATTGATGTATTTAAGTTTAAGAAAATCTTGAAGGAGAGCATTTTATGAACTTTTTTGACTCCGATGTGGTACGTGCAGAAGTTGCCCATATAGCAGAATTACAGGAAGATTTGTATCAGAGTGCATTTAAGTTTTACTCTATGGGTAAAGAAGAGAAACTTAAGCATGTAGAATTAATTTCCACATTATTGGAGAAGCAAAGAATTTTATATACTAGATTGACCTTATCAGATGACCCTGCTGCTAAACAGATGAAGGACAACATCATGTCATCTGCTAAAATGATGGGATTGCCAGATGACATTGACATGTCAGTAGTTTTTGCTAATATGGAGAAGATGATAAATCAGATGAAGAAGCAAGTTCAATAATTGACCGATCAAGGCAATTGCATTATACTGTAAGTATCCTGCAGCAATTGCCGTAAAAGGATACACACAAGCCGAATACAACAAATACGAGGAATACGTATGTCATTTGCTAATTTAAAAAAGCAATCATCTTTAGGTTCTCTTACCCAAAAATTGGTAAAAGAAGTCGAGAAGATGAATAATGGTTCTGGAAATCAGGACGAAAGACTCTGGAAACCAGAGATGGATAAAACGGGTAACGGATATGCTGTTATTCGATTCCTACCTGCTCCAGACAGTGAAGATCTACCTTGGGTAAAAATGTACTCACATGGGTTCCAAGGACCAGGTGGATGGTATATTGAGAACTCTTTGACCACAATTGGTGGTAAAGATCCAGTATCTGAGCATAATAGAGAATTATGGAATAGTGGTAATGAAGACGACAAGGCAATTGTTCGTAGACAGAAGCGTAAGCTATCTTACTATGCTAACATCTATGTCGTAAAAGATCCTGCTAACCCTGCTAGTGAGGGTAAGGTGTATCTTTATAAATTTGGTGCAAAGATCTTTGATAAGATCATGGCAGCAATGCAACCAGAATTTGAAGATGAGACACCTATCAATCCATTTGATTTTTGGCAAGGTGCGGACTTTAAATTAAAGATTCGCAAGGTTGATGGATATTGGAATTATGACAAGTCTGAATTTGCAAATCCTGCTCCATTATTGCAAGATGATGATGCAATGGAAGCAATTTGGAAGACTGAATATTCACTTCAGGCATTAGTCGCTACTGATCAATTCAAGTCTTATGAAGATTTGAAGAAGCGTTTAGACTATGTTTTGGGCGTTAAAAAAGCACCTGCTCGTGTAGACGTAGAGGTGCGTGATGAGGACAATGCTCGTGGTTCTTATAAACCCGACTTTGCTTCTCGCAAAGCAGCAGAAGAGGCAGTATCTGCCGCTCCAGCAGCTTCAGATGATGAAGATGATGCTATGAGTTATTTCCAAAAACTCGCAGAGAGTTAACTTATTCGTATAATCGGGGATTATCCCCCTTCTTAAGGGTTCTGGACACAAACTGTTCAGAACCTTTTTTATATTCTGATTCTGATTCTTGGTCATCTAAGATAATACCAAGGAATCTTCCTTTTAAGATGTAAATTTCTCTTTTTTTATCTTCTATTTGCTGTTCATACTCAATGTTAGTAACAGGTCTGGATATATCTTTACCACCCTTCTCTACTAGAGATTCAATATTTGGATCATTGTATATAACTCCAAAGGATAGACGTTTTCTCCAGTTATATCCATCATATCTCCATTCTTGACCATCTCTCTCAAATACTTCTCCTGATTGAGGAACATAAAGAGGACCAGGTTCACTAAACGATACTGTTGGTGCGTCATAGTAACCAGAACCAGCATTCCCTAAGAATATATCAACAACGTTTCCATTTTCGGTTTTAACTGTTGCTGTTGCTGTTATAGGTTGTGTTGGTGGAGCAATTTCAATAGTTGGTGCAGATCTATAGTTATATCCTCTATCTTGCATAACAACATCTGTTACCTTACCATCATTAACTAAGGTATAACCAGTTGCTCTTCTGTGAGGAGTTGGTGGTTGAACTGATATGATTGGTGGATTTATTGGATCATAAGTTCCACCAGGATTTGATATAGCAGTTACCGAAAGATTTTCACCAACTAGTGATACTGTTGCTTTTGCTGTTAGGTCTATGTTGTATGTGTGTACAAATCTTCCAGTTCCACCAGCGACTATAAATCTAGTTGAAGTTGGGTTTGTGAAGGCATCTAATGGATTACTATCTTTAGATGATACGTTTAAGGTTCCTTTTAATGTTAATGTACCAAGATCCCAGTTTGTTCCACATGTAAGAATATAAACTGATGCATTATCTAAACCACTTATATAAAGTTCTGATCCATCATCTTTAAAATTAAATGCATTAGAAGTTGACTCACTATTACAAAGAGTACCAATGTTTAATGTTTGTACTGGAGTACTGATTGCTGATGATATAAGCCAAGGTGTAATTAATTCATATTTTCTAATAGTATCTGGATTGTCTGTATCCATAAGGAACATATGACTTCCATTATCTTGGAATCTAACTCCTGAAGGACTTACAGTTGATATACTAGTAACATAGGTTACTGTACCACCAATATCCCATGCAGTTGCCAATGAGTATTGTGCTACTTTAAATCCAGAAGATGTCTGACCAGAGATATACATTGTTTTACCATCTGGTTTAAAGTCCACACCAGTAGCATATGTAAATGTTAGTGTGAAGTTTAATATTTTTATATTATCTAATACCGCAGTGGTTACATCCCAAGGTGTAGTTAGTACCCACTCGTGTATCTCACCAACAGTATATCCTAGAGATCCAAAAGCAGCATACATCCTATCTCCTGCAGGATTTATATGAATACCTTCAAATCCAGCAGGTAGTTGATAAGTTGATATACCAACGTATATTGCATTACCTATAGGATCTGGTGGAGGTGCAACTGTGACTATTGGAGTAAAGTTATATCCATCTCCAGAATTAGCAATAGATACCATTGATAATTCACCACTATTAGTAGTACCAACACCTACAGTTGCAGTTAGAATACCTGCTACAGTTGCTTTTGGATCACTAAACGTAATACCAGGTTGATATGTATATGCTTGACCAGAATTAATAATAGTTACTTGTCCAACCTCCATGTCATCTGGAGGATCATTTAAAATACATGTTGCAGTTGCAGTAGTTGCAGCACCAGGAGCAGATATAGTTACACCACCAATATCAGTATAACCTGCACCTACACCTGTTACGAATAAACCTGTAACTTCTCCATTACTACCACCTACAGTTGCCGTTCCCTCTGCATATACTCCTGGAATTACAGTTGGAAGAGCAATATCTTTATCTGTCTCAACTGCATATTCAGGAGCATCATAAAAACTCTTAGTGACTACCTTACCAGCAGGAAGTATTACAATACCTTCAGTATCAGTATGCTCTAATGTTTCATAGTGGTGTATTCCACCATATAGATTATCATAGGTTTTATACTTTTCTATACAGTACTTATCAAATGCTACTTGACTCTTAGGCCATTCTTCATATACGTTTAATATATTATTTGCTTGTAGAACAACCCAATCAAGAGTTGGATCTCCATAGAGTTTTTCTGCTATATTATCAGGTCTATCATCCCCTTCTATAGTATACTTTTCAAAGAACGCTAGGTTCTCAAAGATATCTGATCTTAATTTACCTCTTTTAAATAAATTTTTGACAACAACATAGTCATCCAAAGAAGTTCCATACTTTGGATCTCTGCTAATATATTTAAAATCGGGTATCCCTCTAAAATAAGTTGGCATAGTTTTAGAATCCTATTTCGTCTTCACCGAATTTATCATAATCACTATTGTAAACTGGCTCAAGTTCCATAAAGGATAATGAGACAACATATGAAATCATAGTACCATCTTCAAAAGTCATGTAAGTTCCTTCTGAAGTGTAGTCAACATTCATTGCAGTTAACGCACATGGTCCTTTGATACTATTTAATCCTTTATGTGTTCCTCCCCTCTGTCTATATTCTATACTGAATACGTTTGGTGTCTTTAAGAATAATTTAGTCTCCTCTTGTTGGGGAGCCATATTCTGTTTAAAGAACTTTATAATTTGTTTAACAGTTGTACCTTCTGTACTAGTTCTAGGAGTTAATCTAAAATTAAAGTTAAAAGGTCTTAATTGTGGTGCTTGGAATAGTAATTCTAAGTTAGGGTTCATTATTCCACCAGTCATCCTTGTTAGAACGTTTGCTCCAACTGCTTCACCAGCAAATACATTTTCAATCATGGTGCTCATCTCACCTTCAGCACCTTGTACTTTCTTTGCTGTATTTGTCAGGGATTCTTTCATTTTATCATTCATCGCTCCCTTAGCGATTTTTGCACCTTCTGCTTGTAGAGGGTTCATAGTATCTTCATTCCATCCAGTAGAGAATGAATCTGCAATACCAGATTGAATAGGTAGTGCAACAGTACCACCTACTTTTTTAGTTTGTCTAGCACCAAATGAGAATCCACTGTCATTATTGTTAATTGCTTTTGCAGAATATTCAAGTGCAGTAAATGAGATGTAGTCAGAATTTTCAGATCTATTCTCTGGATATATTAGATCTTTTCCACCAGCAACAGGTTTTGCCATTTTACCTTTGATCTGAGATCTCGTACCATCAACTGATCTTACTACTCCACTTGAAGGTTGTGATGAATCTTGATCGTCAGAGTTTTGATCTCCTTTTTTACCACCTGATTGGAATTTATCAGGAACTGCTGCTGCTTTAAAGTAATTCTCTGCTGCTCTACCTATACCTGCTTCTGTCTCTGCTTGAGTAGGAGGTCTACCATTCGCTGCTTCAAATCCTTCTTGGAAGGTATCAATTATTTGTTTTGCTAGTACTTTATTTACTATAGAATTTTTATTTGCTAATGCTGCATCAATACCTGGATACTTTGAAGTGTTAACATCAGCATATTTACCATCTACACCAATACTTGCCATCAATTCATTATTTGATAATCCTATATTATTTCCTGATGGATCTAAAGTTTGTTCGTATATCTTTGTCTTTTTAAAGTTTGGATCAAATTCTATTTTTATTTTTTTGTTATGAACTGTTGGTATTGGACCAAGAATTCCTGTACCCGCTGACATTTGGGTATAGGACAAGTTGAATGATGGAGATTCATACACATCTCTACCATCTACTCCAGTTTTTACTACTGCCTTTTCTTTAGCCATTATTACCTAAAGTTTGAATCATTTTTACCATAACCTTGGTATCTCCTAACCCCTCTAATCATATCTCTAAAGGTTTTGTTAGTCTCACTCCAGACATTATTAGTCATGAGACGTTGTTTTTTACCATCTTTAATAGATACAAATTCTTCTATAGGAAGATTTGCTGCAGTTCCCCACTCACTTTTTGCAATATCTAACAATGGACCTACATTAGCCATACTATATTTAGACACGGAGTTGCGAGGTAAATTTAATCTATCCTCCATTAAGTTCTCTACGACCATATCTCGTTTTTTGGGATGTATGTAATGTAGATTACATCCAGTAAAACTTCTACCATCTATTGATATTACATATACTAATGGATATTCATCAAACATCTTTAAATTTTTTGATTCTGTCTCATATTGGAACATCATCAAATGACCCATTTTTGGTATCTTCCTGAGAAGATTCTCATCTTCACCGTCACGATCCTTTTTTTCATCTGATATAAATTTACGAGGATTATTTTTATATCTTGTGACTAATCCTCTAAACGCTCTCCTATAGAAGAATGGTGATCTACCATCCTCATCTGAAAATTCATTTTCTATTTCACTAAAGAGTGTCATTTGTATTTTATTCCTAGTTCGTCTTCGGTTATAACTTTAAATATTAGTCTTCTATCAGCACACCAGTCTTGTGCTGCATGCCATTTTGCTTGGTTTTTAGCATACTCTTTAGATTCATAGATGTATCCCTTTGTTACTTTAGATTTTTTCTTTGGTGGACTACACTGTCTTTTAGGTTTTACCTCTATTACATAATCTTTTATAGTACCATCACTCTCTTGAACTTTAATAAGGAAGTCTGGGTAATACTTATGCATTTTATTATCCAGAGGTGAACGATATGGGATCGAGAACTCTTCACTTGCCCATAGGACAATACTCTCATTAGTATCACACCATCGACAGAATTTCTTCTCCCAATTGCTCCTACAAATGATATTGTTTGGGTTGCCTTTGTACTTAGCAGGGTTCTTTGGTCTGTACCTGCTTTTTACACTCTCATTCATCTAGTATAAATATGTATTAATAGACTAATTATTAATATTTAGATGGCAAGTTTACCGCCAATCAATCCTGGCGTTAGGATGAATAAATTGAAGGAACGGATTATGAATCCGTCCCTATCTTCATTTTATTCTGTAGTATTTCCTTTACCAAGATTTATACAACAACAAAACCCTGCATTGTATGATGGGGAACTTCTTGAGTTGTCTTGTCAAGAGGCATCTTTACCAGGATCTAGTGTTGCTACATTAGAGCAAACTAATGATTATGCTGGTGTTACGGAGAGACATGGTTATAGAAGAATGTATGATGAGACTATAGATTTTACATTCTTAGTTACTGTTAATAGTAATTATAAGCAAATTAGATTTTTTGATTACTGGATGAAGTTTATTACTGGAGAGATTGATAAAAATGGTAGAGTGCAGGACTTGTCTGCTCCTGAAACAGTTATGCGAGCAAAATATCCTGGTGGTGATACTGGATATAGAACTAAATTGAATATTGTTAAGTATGAGAGAGATATGGGTTGGACTCATCCAAAGAGAGAATCACCAGCATCTAATTTATTAGAGTATCATTTTGTAGATGCTTATCCAAAACAAATAAGTTCATCTCCACTATCTTATGAGGGTTCTAGTTTGATGAAGACTACAGTATCAATGACATATACAAGGTATTTTGTTACTCAAAATACTTCTAAACAAGTTGCTATATCTGGAAGAGATCCAAGTTCTAGTGGTAATCCAGAATTTAATGCATTTAATTTACGTAGGTTCGGTAGCGAACTGATGGGTGACTTCTTCTTACCTGCATTTAACAGAGTTTAAGAAAACCCTTATATATAAATATACGACTTGAATTAAATTTATGCCATTACCTAAGATTAGTACACCGACATATGAGTTGGTGTTACCTTCGAGTGAAAAAACTATCCAATATAGACCCTTTTTAGTTAGAGAGGAAAAACTATTAGTTTTAGCATTAGAGAGTGAAGATACTAAACAGATCACTACTTCTATTAAGACTGTTATTAAATCATGTATCCTTACAAAAGGAATTAAGGTGGAATTACTTCCTACTTTTGATATTGAATTTTTATTCCTTAATATTAGAGGTAAGTCCGTTGGTGAAAAATTAGATGTTAATGTCATCTGTCCTGATGATGAGAAGACATATGTTCCTATAGAAATTTATATTGATGATATAAATGTTATTAAGGACGAGAAGCATACTAAAGAAATTAAATTAGATGACACCATATCAATGGTGATGAAGTATCCATCTCTTGATGAATTTATTAATCAAAACTTTGATTTTGATGATAAGAGTTCTAACTTAAAACAATCTTTTGAATTGATTGGATCATGTATTGATACTATTGTCCAAGGTGAAGAAGCATGGTCAACAGCGGATTGTAGTAAAAAGGAAGTGATGGACTTCTTAGATCAAATGAATTCTGCTCAGTTTAAATTACTTGAGGGATTCTTTGAGACAATGCCTAAATTATCACATGAAGTGCAAGTTACCAATCCTAAGACTGGTGTGAAGAGTACCGTAGTGCTGGAAGGACTATCAAGTTTTTTCGGGTAGCCCTATCCCACATAGATCTGGAGAATTTTTATAAGTTAAATTTTGCGTTAATGCAGTACCATAAATATTCATTAACAGAAATTGAAAATATGATGCCGTGGGAGCGGGACATTTATGTTGCCCTATTGAAAGCACATCTTGAAGAAGAGAAACTCAAACAGCAACAGCAAAATAGTACCTGATGGATTTACCAGGAGACAAGAGTAAAACGAATAAGAAGAATGTAACGCATGAGATGATGATGAAGTCTCTTGCGTCACAGCGTAGGGTACTGGGTAGAG